GGAGCGACACCTCCAACCCCCATAAGAGTATTATAATCCTCTTCCCCCTTTTGATAACCATTGGCAACAAATAAATCGTAAGCGTCTTTTCTTGCTGTTGGGTTATCTATAATTAATTGTTTAAAATCATCAATTGTTTTTGTATATCCATTGGCAACAAATAAATCAAAAGCATCTTTAATGGCTTGCTCATTCATAATTCAAATATATCTATATTAATTTTAATAACTACCAATCCTTTTCTTTGCATCTGGCTTTGCTTGTGCAGCAGGAGCTGGTGTTGTTGATGTGCTTTGTTTTTTTATCTTTGGCCCAACATAGCTATTGACAACATTCTTTTTGATTATCCTTACCGCTTCATCAAACTGATCTGTTTTATCCACACTCAATTGTGCTACCTGCTTACCATTCCTCATTACCAAAACCAAATCACTATCATCAGGAGACACTTTGAATCTTAATCCTCCGTAATCTCTTCCAGATATTATAGTATTTAAACTAGCAGCTGTTTGCTCTGCGTCACCTTCTTTTATTAGCGATTTACCTACATTAAGGTCTGCATATTTATTGACATCGAATCCTTCTCTGTTTGCTCTAGCATCACTAAACTCTGAGTTTATTCTCTTGCCTGCTGCCCCACTTCTCTTAACGTAATCAGCAATTTTGTCTTTGTCCCCTATACCATGAAGTTCAGATCCAATTGCCGCCCAGTCATTTATGGTTGTCTTTGATGGGTCGTAAGGAATTGTTCTGTCTAAGTTCGGGTCTGCATTTTTAAGAACAATAATCCCCGGTCTACTTACATCTATATCTACAATACCTAGTTCCATTGCTCTGTCTGTACCAAGTAAGTTCTGAGCAGCAGCTCTCTTTTGTGCATTGTTACCATAATACAAGTTGTTCCAATAACTTAATGCAGATGTCTTCTTCTTCTCTTCTTCCCCTCTTGCCCACATCCATTCGTATTGTGGCTGTATTTGTTGTTGCTGCTCACTGAATGGATCTAGCTTTTCTTTTCTAGTTATATAATTTCTTATATTCTTCTTCATGTAATCCTCTACAACTTTCTTTTGTTCGGGTTTTATCTTCGGAGTTAATATACCATTGTCGTCAGCTTCAACCAAAACCAACTTCCCGGTCTTATCGTTCTCCCAAGCTTCTTTGTCGTATGTCGCACGATATTCCTGATCAGGCATAGAGTCTGTCAACAAGGATAACATCTTGAAGTTATTCTTTGTTAGTGACCCTATTGTATTATTCTCCCATTGTTGGTACTCGTCCCTTACTGTGGCATCTTGTATTTCCTCTACCAATCCTGTTTTGAAAAACCCTTTTAGTTTTTCTACGTTTGACTCAGTGAATTCAGCCAATCCCTTGCCTTGTTCTTGAAGGTATGCATTAGGATCAAAGTAATCAATCCTAGTATTTAGCCTCTGTCTAAGCACGTTTGGGCTAACATAATTGCCGCCCATCTTATTAACGCCATCTATCCCCTTCTCTACACTAGCTAACCCAACGGTACCGGTGGTGGGATTAATCCAAAAAGAAGTGTTGGCTATGTTGCCCAAACTTTGAATGCTTCCTGCTAGTTGAAGTTCTCCAACAGATCCCCCATTGCCTTGTCTCTCCATCAAGTCCTTGGTAGCAACATTATACTCATCTACCAATCCAAACACTTGCTCAGTAGAAGCCTTGCTGTTTTGTTGCGCTATTTTGTAGTCAGCCAAACTCATCTGCCCAGACTTAAGCATACGATTAATCATGAGTCTATATTGAGTCATCTGATCTCCAAACCTCAAAGCAAATTCTGATGCTGTTTTGTTTTCTCCAGCAGGTACATCGGTTAATTGTTGGAGGTCTTCCTGTAACTGAGCATCTAAAGCAGCCTTCTTCTCCTGTCTGTCCTTATCAATTTGATTGATGGTATCAGAAAGATTTTTACTTATGACCGACCAGTCTACTGTGCTGTCGGCTTGTTGTTCGGCAAATTTATAATACGTCATTGTCCTTGCGTTGCGAATATGTTACTCTCAATAATTCTCTTAATTACGTCAGGTCTTTGACTCAAGTAGTCTTGGAACTGAGCAGGTGTCGCTGCTCCAACTATTGGGTTATTCTTCTCATCTGTTGGTTTTTCTGTGTAAGATAGACCAGATAACTCAGCAAACTCAGGATTAGATGACAATGCTGCTACTCTTGCTTGTAGTTCTTGTTGACTCATGCCAGCTGCTGTTGCCTGCGCTGATAAGTCACCATACATCTTGGCACCTTTTGATTGGTAATATAATGGCAATGCGTTACCTATGGTCCCACCAAGTGCAGCAAGAGATCCCATACCTTGAGCTAAGTCAGCATTTGCTCTAGCCTCTGCTTGTGCTCCTGCTTTTTGCGCACCCTCAATTTCATCTAGATTAACTCCAGCTGTCATGTCTCTAAGCCTAGATTCCTCTGTTGCGATTGCTTGGTTGATGGCTTGTTGTTCCTTGGATTGAGCCTCCGCTATATCTCTAGCGCCTTCATTCATGCCCATTTGTACACGCCCAGCTACTGCTGCTGCTCCTCTATCGCTTTCTACCCCTGCTTGAGTTAGCCCGGCACCTGTTACGTTCATAGCCTCCATGGCTCTCTCATATGGTTCCTTGACAATAGACAAGCCCTCATACACATTCTGTTTAAGAAGTGCACGAGTTTGGTCCATTATTTTTTTAGCATTGATTCTTGCTGCTTCTACCTTTTGCTGCTCTTGAGCCATGTCGTAGAAACTCTTCGCTGCTGCACCGGCTTGTACGGTTCCAGATATAATTGCTGCTGTTGTTGCTGCCATATACTTAAAATTTAATAATCATTTCTTTGGTGTAGGTATCCCCATCTATATACCCTACTTCTTTATATACATTAATCAATGATGGGTGCTTGATTAAAGCGTAAACATATTTGAACCCCATGTTTTGACATGTGGTGGTCAATGTTTCTATTAGCATATTTAATGCCTCTTTCCTTTGCGGCTTCTTGTTGTATGTCTTGCTTGATATTATCCAATCAACCCAAGCAGCCTTGGAGTTTGTGACATACATAAAGCCGGCACATATGGGCTCTTCACCATCGTAAATGATGATTCCACCCTCGCCATCGTTGGGCAAGAATTCACGGCTAGGAGCCGACCATCCCCAATCACTCCACCACTTTGTCAGGGTGTTGTCGTAATCTTCCTTGGTTAATATTCTTGCATACAAAGACATACATACAAAGATATTGTTTTTTAAGGATAACTCTTCATGACCTCAGACTGCACAGCGAATAGCTCTATCTTATTAGGATTTGGATTCTCTAATGTGAATAAACAGTAGTGTCCAAGCACGCCATGAGATTCAGCCACAGAGTTCTTTATGTATAGCATATATGGTGTCTGAACAGGTGGTACACTACCGGATGTTGCGTTTACTACCAATCTATTTTCTCCTTGAGGATAGTTCACTTGGATGTCTGTTATGACACCAAACAATACAGGAGTGCTATATGTCGGTGGTAGGGCATAGTACAATGTGTCGCCTATTGAAACAATACTACCTATAGATACTAGTGGAGAGATACTAAAGTTTACTTGAGTCGCTGCCGTAGGACCAATTATGGATAAGCTTCTGCCTATACCATTCAATGACCTCAATGGGTATTCGCTTGTGGACGCAGGCGTTGTTCCTGAGTTTCTAACGAAAGCAAAGTACGCCCCCTCTTTTTTCTGAAACCAACTCCTGTTGATAAATCCTGTAGTCTGAATGTCGGTTTGCATTGTGGCTTGCCAAGCATCATCCCCTTCTAGATTGAGCGTCTTGAATAATTTATTCTCCAATGGAGAGTCATTGAATACGCTAGTTAAGGTAGAGTTGTATTGGACACCATAGAAATTATTTCTGGTGTTGTTTACGTTGTGCCTAAAAAGATTTCCTCCTTTGAATGTGTAGAAGTAATTGTTCATGCCTATCATCCAATCAGGCAGAAAAGAGTAGAAGGATACCCATCCATCTACTCCTTTGCTATATGTCAACGTATAGTTACTCATTTCTTTTTATTATGGTGCACAACATCCAACCGCTGTTACAGGTATTGAAGAACTAATAGACCCTACTAAAGCGCAGAATGAATAAGCGTATCCCGGAGGTAGATTGTACATTATGGAAACAGAGCTACAATCCGTGTACTCTATTGTTTGGGTTTCTGCTGTATTGTTCACTACATTGTATCCGAAACAAACTTCATTACAATCCGTTACTGCGGTTATATCGGTTATTACTTTTGTTGGTGTTCCACTAGACAACCCAACAACTTGGAATATACAGAATGGCTGAGACTGAAGTTCAACGAAGTCACCAATATCAGGTATTGGATCACCTATCTGCAACTCAGCTATAAACTCCTGATTGTCTCCACATCTTCTAACGATGAAGTTACTACCGTATATACACTCACCAAACTGAACCACCACCCCATTTACAACTTGGAACCAAGTATTGGGTGCAGGTAAATCATTTGATTGGTAGTATCCATCGGCTAATGGAGTGGCACCATTAACATCAGCAAATACCATATCCCACAAACCAAGAACCCCACCAGACCCATTTACATGGAACACATAGTATGTCCATGATATAGATGACTCACAAGCCTCAAAAGCTGATGAACCGCCTTGACTACTGTCGAATGGAACAAGCCCACTCGGACACTCCACTTCAATGCTGAATGCACTAGGGGATCCGCACAATGTTATTACTTTTACTTGAGCTGTGTTTATTGCAGGATTCACCTTTGGAATAATCATGTAAAAGAAAGCCGGTGACAATAGCGTCAAGTCTAATTGAGTGTTCACCACGCTAACCGTTTCCGTTAATCCACTTACCGAGAATGTAGTTCCATCGTATTTTTTTACAGGGACTCCACTCCAAGGGCTGTTGGGGATTAGACCACAATTATAGGATTGATTTCCTAAAAACACAGGAAGCCCAGAGGTCCCTGATAGATATCCATATATAGGGCTGCTTCCACTGTTGTATATAACTCCATCGTACAGAACCTGTATTCCTACAGGGAATGCGTTTGGTGTAGGAAAATCCAATGTCACAACTACAGCACCAACAGATGAACCCAAGTCCATATCCATGTACCATACGCCATCTCCTGTGGCGGCTACTAGCCCTGTGTTACAAGGTAATGCGCACGATGGGCATGTGCTTTGAGGTTGAAAAACCCCGTCTATTAATTCTCTGACTATAACTCCATCGGAGTAAAACCCATTAGGAGCAACCGAATTCAACCCCGGATCGTCATAAGCCGAGGTTGATGATGCTAGTGATGGGCCGTCTAAGTAGTATACTGAACTTGGCATAGGTTAACAATTACAACAAACGTCTGTTTCATCGACATTCGAATAGCACAAAGTTACAGCATTTGCGTTTCTAAAATCCCAAATCAAATACAAGTAATCTCCCGGACCTCCAGCATTGAATGTAGCATAAAATTCCGATGGGGAAGACGTTACTATTGGCGTGGCCGTGTTTGCTATTCCTAATAGAGTCTGTATGTCTGTCATGTCGTTATCGTAGAGCGTGTTGCTTCTAAGATATCTAAATGAATCTGATAATACATCAAAGTCAAAAGTATCTCCAAACAGCTTATTTGACACCATAAATACAGTACTTCCATCTGTAGGTATGTTTCCGCTACCCTGACCACCGGTGGTCGCTGTATATTTACTTATAGCGAATGGGCCTGTTGGGTTAGCAAATGTCACAAAAGAACTTTGCGTTGGGCCAACGTATGGGCTGTCTTCGTATCTATATTGTGGATGAATTGTTAAACCAGAATCTGAACCACTAGTAACTACTACCTGAACAACAGTTATGGTTTGCTGCACAGGGCATTCAACAGTTACGCTCAACACCAACGCTGCCGTAGATGTGATTGTTACGTTAGCTACATCAACAGAGTTAGATCCTTTGTTTACAAGCAATGACCCAGATGCATTTGTTGCTCCCGTAGATGTAGTTACTCCATCGTAAACAACCGATACATTGAATGTTTCAAATGGCTGAACAGATCCAATCACATTGTATATTATAGAGAATTGACCTACATACTCCCCGACATTTACGCAGTAGCTTCTTGATAAGCCAACGCCAAGATTGAAGTTGTATGTCTGTGATATACCACAATCCAAGCATAAACTTGGTACCGGTATGTCTCTATCATTAATGGTCAACACATACTCGTTCATGTATGGATCAAACCCACCTAGCTTTTGAGTGCCGAAAGAATTTATGAACTCATCACGGAACCATGTTCTCATACCCATCTCGGAAACGACAGTAAGCCTATCGTTGCCTGCTGATTCTCCGTATAGGTTTATGACAGCACCTCTCTTTACATCGGTAAAGTATCTGTCGTATCCCCAATTCACATAGCTTTCAGGGTTGAAGCTGATACCGTATTTCTCTACACGAGCAATCTGAGTACCCAAAACTTCAGGTACCGAGGCAACTGCTCCACCACCGGTTGAATCACTCAATAAGTTTTTCCCTGCGAGTACATAGGAAATCTTATCTTCCTGCAACACCAATACGTCAGTCTCTCTGCCGTCAAGTATTTGAATAGGGCCAAAGATATCCTCTAGTGGCTTGAAGTTCAATAGGCCAAGGTTAAACTCATTCAGTTTATTTACGTTGGATTCATCATTGAATACACCGCTATATGTGATATCCGCAAACCTATCAGCTTCCTGATAATCCTGAGCAGAAACAGACATAACTCGGTTACCCAATGTCAGCGTCCTTCCGAATATTGAATCTCTTATCTTGTAGCTTTCCGCTCCGTTACCAAAGCAATAGCAATTGAAGAACTCGGTATCTACCAAAGCAGGTACGGAGCCTGTTTGGTCTTGAACATTGCCCTCGTGAAACCCATTGGTTATAGGGAATGACATGTTGTTCTCATAGAATATATCTGGGTTTGCTTCTGAAGGCTCTGTCTCAAATACCAACAATGAGTCCGCACGGTAAACATCAATAGATACCTCAACGCTTGACTTTCTTTGATTTTTATTTAGAACACCTGTACATGCTGCTGTACCAGAAACAATCAAACTCAGAGCACCGCCTGAAAACTGCTTGAATTGATACTTGTTTGTACACAGCGATGGATTGACTGTTTGGGTGCCAGTCAATAAAGTGGGATTGTAATCATTCGATATAGCGCAATTGTTTCCACCTACATCTTGGAATCCACTATCAAGAACATACTCTACGTTATCTCCATCCCACCAATCTTTAAAGTTTGCATAGTCAGCAGACGCAGTGAGACTGATATCTAATTCGTATATCCTTCTTTCGCAGTTCCCTGATCCATCTCCCCTACCAAGTCTTTGAAACCTAAAGAATAAATTTATTCTACTTCCAGCAGGAATATCATAGTTTACAGTATTGCCATTATCATCCAAATAGTAACATGGATAGACAAGTATAGGGTATTGTGTTGTTGATATATCTCCATCCTCTACTACATATATCTTACCTCTAGATATTATAGATAATGGGTCAAATACAGCATTGAAATTATTAGCATTAATCTTCATGTATGGCCCTGAGGGTACAGTAAGATTCACTGATGGGTTAGATGGATTCGGTACATTTATAAAATCCTGTGGCTTCGATTCTTTCTCCAATACAGTAGTATATGTACAAGACGATCTAGCTCCAGAGGTATCTGCCTTTACAATCAAACGGTCACCAGCTTCTACCTTTTGAGAGTTTTCTCCGTCAAGCAAGAAGTAAGTTGCTCCTGTCTCTGGGTCCCTGAAGAATAAAGACGAGTATATTGTTTCGTAGTTCTCTCTGTCTGGTTTAATAACAAACTTATATCTCTTAGCCCAAACAGGAGGCTTCTGAGTAATAGGTATGGTTATTCTTATGCTATTCTTTGTAATAGAGTTAGCACATGGAACATACATAGTATTGTCCTGACTTACCAGTACCGTAGAGGATCTATTGTATTCGTCCATGTACACGATACCAACCTCATACCCTCTGTTGCTATGTAAGCTAGATGGAGTAGCAGTCTTTTGGAATGTAGCAGATACGGATGTCACTTCGTAATACTCATAGACATAGTTAGCAGCGTTTACAGGATCCTCATATCTCATCGCAGGGAATTGAAATCCTATAGAGTTGTTGGTCGGAAAAGTCAATATACCTATTGGTTGTCCACTTGTAGATATACCGCTGCTCACCTTGTCGTACGATCCTAAGTTCTGAGGTAAATTACAATTAAATATATCAGTCCAAGTATTACCATTACAAGAGTTTGGCACCGTTTGTATATTGGTTACTGTACCTATTTTCTCTTGAAACTCTGGGCTTGTAGCCATTGCGTAAACAGATGAATAGGTATTAGGAAGAATAAAATCGAAAGAGAATGATATGTTTGTTGTTTGTTGTCCACCAGTGCTACCGGGTCCAGTAAACTGAGAGTGAGCAACACCAACTAAAATACTCAATGACGCTCCTTGATTCAACTCTATCCCGGGCAAATCAACAAATGCAACTGCGTCAGATACGGTAATCGTAGTATTGATGGTGTATTGACCACTATATGACCCCTCTGATAATTGCTCAACGCCAACATCTTCAGTAATCAGTGTAGGGAAGTAAGTGAATTGTACTGGCTGCCCCTGATTTGTAATCAAATCATACCCTTCTACATAGTTGCCATACATCAATCTATTACCCATAATAGTCTGCGCTTTCGCAAGCAATGGCACGTTATCATATAGTCTCAGCAGTTCATATATCGGAAGGATTGTGTATATCTTGCTATTTGAGAAGGTGTATGTTTCATTCGTGTTGTCTGGTAATCCGAGTTGCTGCTTGTCTAGCTTCTCAATAACTTTAATGACATTGCCGTTCATGTCTTTGAACAACAAGTCAATCCCCTTCACTAATGGCCCACCAGTGTTGTATGTGATTTCAACTGCATTGTCGGAGTTCTCCATACCAATATTTTGAAAGCTATTCAAGTCAAAATTGAAAGGGCTTGGTAGGAATGCAGGGTTTGAGAATTGAGATGTAGCAGAGTACTCCCCATCTTCGTATCTATATCTATAGGCAAAGCATAAGAATCTGTCCTCCATAAAGTTCTCGCTCGTTGGAGAGAAGTATGTGGAAATGGTTGGAGATTCAACCGGTGGCTTCTTTATTACTAGTATGGATTCAGCAGTGAACTGATCCACGTTACCCACAGGGTTCGGGTAATTCTTTAGCGTGTTTATTACCCTAGGGGCATTGTAGTCATCGGTAAAGAACAATAGATTTTCATTCGTATTCCCGGTTCTAACTAAGTTTACACCTGTTATTAAATAAGATGGATTGAAGTTCAGTGTAGTGTTTACGCCCCCTCCATTATCAATACTGATTACATGATACTGAAGAGTAGAGGATGTCATGTTGTACGAAACAATCATGTCCAACTTCTTGGTTACACCAACACTTAATGGAAATACAGGATCATGAACAAACCAATATATGGTTTCGAACTCACTATCGTCTATGGCTCCTATGCATCTAGCACTAGAACTCAATGCGGTCCCGTTTATGTATCTCAAAGATGTTAGAGGCAGATTTCCTTTGATGTTCTCTATTACCCCAATCTCTGAGTTCTCTGTGGAACCCATTCGTATATTTAGAGCATCTACATATTCACCATTGGGTACAAGGCGTTCATCAATCACCTTGTTCATTTTACCTGCTACAAAATTCCTTGTTATGTTCGCCATATTATTTTATCCACTTATCCAAACCACGAAGACTCATCAAAAGTCTTCCGGGATGTATGTTGCTTATTCTGATCTTTGCGTTTCTTAATAGTGATTCTTTTTCTTTTCTAGCACGAGCAACTATGTACTCTTGTATGCCAAGCTTTGTACTCAATAACTCATACTGAATATAAGCGTACACATATCTCTCAAACAATTTGTTTACAGATATAAGAGAATCATCACCGCCTTCCATGCCATCAGATATGTACTCCAATATACACTGTTGATCAACCATGTCAGAGTTGAAGTTAATAACACCGGCCTTTTTGTTTATCGCAAATGTGGGATTAAAGTTTGCAGTCTCTGTGTTTAGCCCAAACCTATCTCCAATGTTGTAATCAAAATACCACATGCCATCTATGTTCCATCCCTCTTGTCCATCAAATGGTGCACCGGGGTTTAGGTAGATATTCTTCTTGGTTCCGTTCAATCTGTCAAAGTCTATATTGGAGTATTGAGGCTCCAAGATATTCCCGTTCTGATCGAACAGAAGATTACCGTTGTTGTCTTGCAAGTATGCACTCGATGATAATATCTGAATGTTTTCGGTCATTGGTCTCAAGTATCCATCCTTGTATAGTGATATACGAACCCAATTGACGTAGTCAGATGGTAGAACGAATATAAGATTGTGAGCCACGGTCAACTCCAATACCTTTATTTCCTTGAACGCATCGTAGTTCAATTCTTGTATAGCTCTCTTGGCGTGGAAAATAATCTTGTACCTCTCTTCATTGTTAACCAATGAATGGTTGCCTGTGTACATCAATTGATAGTTCTTAACTATATCCTGAAGGCTTACATATTGGTATGACCCCCAGTTCTTGTCTTCTGGTGAGGTGCCGTTATTGGTATAGTATTGGTAATTAGATATGTATGCCATGATTACTTCTTATTCTCGTTTTGTTGCGCTTCTTGCACTGCTCCGAATTGAACTGCCTCTATCTCTCTTATGGACATTCCTGCGTACTGAAGTATCTTGAATATCAAAGGATACTCGTATTCTTGAGGAATCTCAAAGTCTTGATAGTCAGGTTGGCTTTGGTCGAATGCTGGCTCTCCACTTACTAGTGTTATGTATGTCCACTTTGGAGTAGCAGGATACCTAAAATAATTAGCCACTACTTGCCCTCTGTTTTTATACGACACAGGAAATACTGTGAGCACATCTGTTTGCTGTGTGTAAGACGGGAATAGCTGTGACGATGGAGTAAGAGTAGAAGTGTTAAGCAAGGATATTCTTGAGTGTGAAACCTTCTCGGCCTCCACCACGTCAGATGACTTCAATACCACATAATCAACGGGTGTTGTGGTAAATATGTTAGAGTCCAATATCAATGTAGTATTGCTAAGAACTTGAGCAACCATAGCTATGTTGTTGGTATTTAAGTTCACAACAACGTCTCCCGGGACTATGCCATCAGACAAAAATGTGGCTGCGCTATTGACAAGGCGAAATGATGTGACAGATGTATTTGATCCTGTATCTAAGATAGTTGGGTAACAAAGGACTTTGACTAGCATGTAGTAGTCGTTACCTGTAGTTACTAAACTAGGTAAGAAATAAACACTACCTGCTAAATTAGACAGGGGCCTAGTGGAATTGAATAACTCCATAGCCTCTTCTATTACTTTCTTTTGGTCACCATAGTCGGTTCCAGATAGTCTTACGTTCTCTTTGTTTATTGTTGCGTTGTAATCAGAAAACATCTCCTCAAACAATTCCATTTGAGCCTGAGATGCAAACAAATTAAAATCTGATGGAGATATGTATCCGTAGTTATTCTTATTTAGAATAGACAGAACGGTATTCCTGACTTCGTTTATCATGTTATTGTTTACAACAAAGATAATAAAAAAAAAGAGGGAGCATTGCCCCCTCAATTTCACCAAGACTAAACAATATGGCTAGTACGTCTCAAGGCTATTCTCTAGTAGCTTCAACGCAATCAATCCCTCTTCTGTCTGAAGATACAAAGCAATCTCTGTATATGGATCTGATCCATAAGGAACATTCAACATCTTCTTTTTGTTTGATACGGTATTAAACCAAACTTCCTTCTGTCCATTTCTGAACATCAAAAGTTTCTGTTCAAAGAATTTGTGTACGTTGGATTCAAATTTCAACATTGGATCATTGAGTAAATGCAAGAATCCCTCCGGGTCTTTCTTTGCATAAATCAAGATATCTCTTTTCAATTCTGGAGTTGTGTAGTTCGCAGGATCCACACCAAACAAAACTCTAGCTACGTTTTCCATTTGTTCTACCGTAAGCTGTCTAGCCTCAATCAGTGCATCTACCTCGAAGTTCAATCTCTCCACGTCTTTCTGTGCATCCTTCTCGTAGTTAACTTCTGCGAATACAGTACCATTCATTGGGTGGTAGCTAAGAAACTCCTGCAATACAGGGTTGTTCTTAGGAACACGGAGCATGCCATCTTCAAACACGATTGGCTCTACTACGGGATTACCGTCCTGCTGATCTTCAAAAGGGCTCTTCTGATTGATAGCGTATCTCAATGGTCTGTTTACATTGTTCTTCTCGTCATACCATAACAATTGGAATCTGCGAGAACTTCTTGAAGGAAGAATGTATGACAAAGGTGCTCCATTCAGAAGCTTATATACCTTGTCGGATATTACTGTGGTTGTTTTCATTATTTAAATTTGATTTGATTTTAAAATAAGGGGTGGTTTTACCCACCCCTGTTTTTATTTCTCAGTTACAATTAAGAACCGTAACGGAATAGAACGAAGTTGTTAGCACCCAAGGTACAAACGCAACGCTCAGAAAGGAAGTTTACTTCCATAGCGTCAAGATCGCTAGTCTGTGCACCACCAGCAGAACCAGTGATCCAAGTCTTGTATCTACGATCTTCAGTCTCAGACGCTCTGTAACGAACGTGCAAGAAAGGACGCTTGGCGTTCTTGCCCATTACTTGATCGTAAACGGTAGTAGAACCAGCAGGAACTAACAAACCAGTTACAGTACCACTAGCAGAAGCACCGGTTGGCAAACCTCCACGCATAGTAGGATCGTTCAAGTATTTCCAGTCAGACTTGTAGAAGTCATAACCTCTGCGGAATCCGCTGAATCCAAGGTTCAATGCCATGTTCACATCGTTATCGAACAATCCGAAAGATGCACCATTAGCAGCAGAACCTCCGTTGTAACCGTTCAAGGTAGCCAACATATCATCGATATCGAAACCGAAGTCACGATTAACGAACAATACGTTCTCTTCGATAGCACCCTGCTTGTCCAAGCGAGAGATGATAGAATCGAAGTCAGCCAAAGTGGTTGGGTTACCACCACCCCATACGTTACCACGACTATTAACAACGTAGAATACTCCTTCAGAACCGTTGAAACCAGCAGCAATAGCACCTGAAGCAGACTCAGCAGGAACAGCCTCGATCATTGCAGTCTCAAGGTAGTCCTCAAAACGCAAACGAGTCTCATGCTCAGACTTCAAATACCACAAGTAACCGGTTGCACCGTTCTCAGTAGTAACTTCAACCCATCCAATCTGTGCCATGTCAGAACCAGATACAGCGTACTTGTCCTTGATGATGATTGGGTTATTGTCGAAGATGAAATCGTTGCTCTCCAAAGAACCGATCATTCCATTGGTTCCTTTCTTGAACTCAGATCCGTAGATCCATACAGTACAAGCAGCAGCAGCACCGAATGCCTGACCTCCACCTTCGTAGTAGGCTACGTCAAAAGTTTTTGCACTTGTGTTAACAGCAGTAACAATACCTTTGTTTGATACCCCAGAAGAGTTCAAAGAAATATTGATAGTCTGACCAACACGAACAGCAATAGATCCAGAACCGGGGCCTGAGCCGGGGATCAATGTGTCGTTCACAGTGATTGTTGCGGTGTCAGAAGCAGCAGCAGCACCTGAAGTACAGTTGGTGTACTTGATGTGCAAGCGGCCTTGTTCTGCCCACTTGATCATGTCAGAATTAGAAGGCATCTCAGCTCCTACCATACGAAGGAAAGATGCGATTGTACGATTACCGTAACGCTCGAATTCTTTCTCGTATGTATCAGGTAGATACTGATTCAAGAAATCAAAGTTGGTAATATAGTTAGTTGCTAGGGGGACCTGTTGCGCACTCGGCTGCAATGCAAAGGTCGGTGATGCGTTTAATGGCATAGTCTTCTATTTTTATTTTTTTATATTTTTTTAATGCTGCGTATCTTTAGACTCTTTCCAGAGTCAGGGTTTACCGCTTTAACCTGAAAGCCCTCCTTGCTTGTGACTTCTGGCATTCTCCTCTCAGACATATCAATGTTTTTTATCTTACGAGTAACGTCATCTGTCGCAGCTGATCTACCTTGTTCATAAAAGAACTTGGCAAACCTTTCGGGGTTCATCGCTACTGCTAATGCTCTATGGTATCCTGCCGCATCCTTGATTAAGCCATTCTCATCCAAGTACTTATTTACAAAGTTCATTGGACTTGATTGCGCTTTCTTCAATTCATTGGCATCACCGGGAGAGAATCTTACTGTTTGGTCATCAATCTTAAACTCAAAACCTTTGAATTCGTTACTGAATACCTCATCGGTTTTCTTGGAAAACCATTGACGCTTTCTCTCGGCTTCTTCCTCCGTTGTGCTAGCGTTAGCCATATATCGCTTGTAAGCTTCGAACTCTTCTTTCTCCTCGTTTGGAATAGCTGCCGGGCTCGACTCGAGGGGCAATCTGTATTTTTCCTTTTGAGAATCAAAAAAGCTTTTAGCTTCTGCAATAATCTTCTTTCTCGCAATCTTGGTCTTTTTGATTGTAGACTCATCGTCTAGATCTTCGTCATACTGATAATCTTCCAGCATATACTCAATCTCTTCTTCATCAAGATCTTTTTGCGTTTGCTTGAAGTAGTTCTTCAAAAGATCGTTTGCGTCCATGGAATCGTAATCCTCCCTTAGCTTAAGGAAGTCATCGATGCCACGCCCCGTTTCTTTTTTGTACTTCAAGTAAGCAGACACGTCTTCAGGAAGTTCTTCTTGTTGACGCTCTGCTATCAAATCTTCGAAAGAGTTGATTCGCTTATTGTATCTTTTTTCAATAAATGACAGAACTTTCTCCTCGCTTAACTCGTCCTCTTGGTTGTTGGCAGGAGGATCTATTGAAGCAGGAGTGTCTATAACTATGGGAGCAGGATCTATTGGCTTATCTTGATTCAGTTGCTGTTCATGCTTTTCAAGCAATTCTCTTTCTAGTTCCTGAACTCCTTTAGATTCTAAAACTCCTAGGTCTTTAACTTTGATTTCCATTGTATTAAATTTAATTTATTATGCAAATTTATATAAAAAAAATTATCTCGGTTCGAACTCTGCCAAGTCGAAGCCATCTAGGCTATCTTCATTGGATTCAAAGTTCATCGGAGGTAAATCATTTTTACGTTGATTGATTAGTTTGGACTGCTCTGTATTCTGTTGGCTTATTCGTTTTGATTTGGCATCCTCCTTCATCTTCTCTCTATCTGAAACGCCAGAGTTATTGATTTGAGCTATAGCCATATTGTACTTAAACTCTTCAGCCATCAAGTCTTTCTTAAGCATAGCCTCTTGCTTCATTCTTTCTATATCAAATGCAACCTCAGCCTGCTTAACCTGCATCTTTGATTGAGCCTCCAATTGAATCTTCTGCATTGCAGTTTGCGCTGCGATTTGCTGAGACTGTAATTGCTGCTCAGACATCATGGCCTGCTTCTGCATCTCCATCTTCTCTGCTCTTTCTTGAGTCTTCATTCTCTTCACCTTGAGCAATTGGTTAGCCAACTTGATATTTCTTATCTCACGAATGTCTATTGCATCCTCAAGATTTATATCTCCTCTAGATAAAGCCATCTGTATGTTGGCTTCTAGTTGTGCTTTCTGCTCTTCATCTGGAGCTATCTCCAAGAAAATACCAAAGTCGTAGATGTACAATTCTTTTATCTCGTTCAAGATAGACACATTGTACTTACCTATTCTGGTTACGAAGTCATCCTTAAAGTCAGAGTATTCAAGTATGTCTGCAATTCTGTACGTCAACGCCTCCGATAAAGCCCTAAACATATAAAGACCACCCTCTAGAATATGTCTAGTTGCGGTATTCGAGTTCAATGCTGCAAGCTTTTGTAGACCAACCAAGGAATTTGGATCTGGAGTAGAGGCATCTCTAGCCTCGTTCAATCCTGTTACAGTACGCAACATATCCATGTAATGGTTGTAGTTGGCTATAAGCATTTGCGTCTTCGCTGCGCCTGAGTTTGATGTTAACTGAGTAATTGGAACTCTTGCGTTGTTGAAGTCGCCCCCTTGGGTGTAGCTTCTACCAATAACACTACCCGTTTGGAAGTATAATCTAAGTGCGTCTTCAGGATTGTATGCATTACCGGTACCCAAGTCCACCTCATTCAATCCGTCAGCATCGATGAATACACCATCAGGGACTGTACGAGCAATAACTTGCTGTAACTTTAAGTGTGTTAACTGAACCAAGTCAGCGAATGGAATCATTCTGCGGACCAAAGATTCGATAACTCCCTTGTACATACGAGGGGCACACGCAACGTAATTGGGTAATGCGTGTTGAGCTGATGACTTTGGTCTAACCATGTTCTTGGATAGCTGCCATTTCAATAGGTAGTTTGTACCCATCACCATGACTCCTTCATACCAAACGTCAATAGTCTTCTCAACTTTCTCGAAGTTATTCTCCTCCATCATTTCTACAGGAGGATTGAACTCATCGTTCTTTTCTATGTATTTAAACCCACCGCTATCAAGCTTCTTCTTCTTGTATACGATTTTCTTGGTTGTCTTGTAATTGAAATACAACAAGGTAGCAGTGTCTCTATAGAACAAAGAGTTCTCATAGAACTGTGCCACGTTGTAATAGTCGTACCAACTCTGACTAGAATTAGATATTTCCTCCATCTGTTCTCTGGTGAGAGTGGGGTCAATCTTCAAAAGCTCAGTGATTGGCAAAGTCTTTATCTCTCCCCAATAGAAGCAGTCAGTAAAGTAAGGGTCTTCAGTGTAGCTGTACACCACGTTAGCAGGATCCACATAGGAAACCTGAACTCCAGCTCCGGGAAGAAACTCGTGCTTTACAACTCCAATACCTATAACTGTTTGGTCGTAATCAATTCTCTTTCTTAAGTCTAGGTACTTGTTCTCTTCGAGTATAGTGTTTATGGCTTCCTCTTCAGCAATCTCTATAGCAGGCTTGTAATTGAGTTGCATGTAAAGAGATAACTCTTCATCGTTTTGCGGCAACTCATCAGGGTTCATAGTGAATGGGTCAACCCCTGTCTTCTGTTGGATGATAGACAAGATATCTTTGGATACCATCTGCCCCTCGATCATGTCTTGGTATTTGCTCCTTTTGGCTTGAGACATAGCATCCTGAGAGTATGCCTTAACCTTGAACAATCTATCAGACATTCCATTAACAACGATATCCACAAACTTGGGAATAACTGGCACCGGTGTCCAGTCTAAATTTAAATACGATAAGTCGCCATCTATCGCCAATTCGTTCTTATACTTTTGAACAGACTGTTCACCTCTAGCGTAAAGTCTAAGCCTGTGGAAGTCTTTCCACTGGCTGTAGTATCTGCATCTGCTGCCGTCTTTTCTAAACCACTCATACTGAATGGCTTGACCTACTTGTAGGCCGTATTCTTGTGACTCCTTTTCGGCATCAGTGGCGAACTGATTCGGGAAAGAAGTAGTTAAAACATTTACAATTACATCCTTCATTTGATGATTTCACTTATATTACCCTTGTTTGAGTACCTTGCAAAAGTAATGCTAATTTTTGATTCTTTCTTTTCGGGTAAATATAAGTGTTTTTGCGTTGCCATGATGGCGAGTCCAGAACTAATTGTTGCGTCAAACTTTGTTCTGTTGTCTATATTGAATCTCGCCCAATCCAATAGCGTTTTATTAAATGGCATACTGCCTATCAGATCAGGGTCTCTATACTTTCCTGTGGAATCAAAGCCTACATACTTCTCGATGTAAGTCTCTATCGCTGATGCGTGAGCCTGTCTCACATCCTCTGATGAGTTTGGTATACCACCTAACTCCCTCTCGGTAGCACTAAGCTTTGCATATGGCTTGTCGGGTCTATTGATTGAGAATCCCCTATAGCCTCTGTTCTTAAAGTGGTATAGCAATCTTGGTTTGTTATTCTCTATCAGGATTGGCATCCCGTAAAACACACAAGCCATAAGAACTTCCTCGAAGAATATCTCTGCTGTCTGTGGTCGAGCTATGTACTCCAAGAAGAATTCATTAACCGGCCCTTCATCCATATGGTACATGGTCTTTCCGTGTAACGCTCCATTAGATCCCCTCCCATCTACCACGGCAGATATATCATACGAGTCACAGCCGAACGCTCCAACATGCTCGTTTCCGGGATACTTGACCCCATTCCTGACCACTACTCTATTCTGCAAGTTTGCAGGGGGAATCCAACTTATC